CTTCAGTTAATATTCTAAAGTTAGCGGCATCTGATAAGAATCTAAAAGCAGCTGTAATAGCAAAAACGTTAGCAGCAAGGGTAGCATATGCAGGTACAAGACCGCCTGTAATGCCTTGTGCCATCTTTGAAAAGTTTTTACTAGCATTTGATGATTGTTGTGAAGCTCCTTTAAAATTACGATTTAAAGTTGCTTCAGAACGTGATAAGTCATCTACTGCTTTTTTTGTCTTTTTGGTCTTGCCTTCTAATAATTTTAAGCTACCGTCATCAGTAACTTCAAAGGTAAGAGTTCCGCCTTTAATTTTTGCCATTTATCCTTGTACATTTATTCCTGGTTTCTTCCCTGTACCAGTCTTTGCCTTTGCTTTTCTTTCTTCGGCTTTTCTTCTTTTATCTTGTTCTAAATTTATTTTTCTTATATTATATCCATCTATTAATTTAATAAAATAAATACAAGTTTTTACATCTTCTACTTCGTATGCTTTTAGTAGCATTTCTAAGGGTGAATAATCTTTTCCAAGATATGAACCACTCATGCCTTCCCATCTTTCTGGTAGATAGTCGTGCAATAAAAAAGCCACCTGAACTTCTGGAGGATAATCTCCTAAAGTTGGTGGCATTTCATCTGGGTCTGGTTCTTTACCTGATTGTTCGCATAATTCTAGATACGACGCTATAGTAAGCTGACCTTCTTTAAATTGTTTCTCTAAGAGACCAAGTATTTGTTCTACTTGGTCTTGGTAAAATTTTCTAAATCTCCTGTGACTTCAGTTACCCAAGTATCAAAGTCTGCCGCATTTTTCATTAATATTTCGGCATTTTCTTGATTAAAAGGTAGTTCATCTTCAGGATTGAGACTGCTAATATCCACCAATAGAAGCTCTTCTAGGTATGAATATTTTAAACCGCTCCACCCCTTGATAACAGCTTTTACATATTCAACTAAAAACTTTTCTTCATCTAGAGTTTCTTCAAAAGCTCTTGTTTTACGATTGAGTTTTTGAGAAACACAACGATTTCTAAGTTTAATTAGTTCTTCTCTTGCTAAGTAGCAAAGGTCTACAGTAAATCCTGATAATGTAGGATAGTCAACTGTGACCGTTTTACTTGGAGTTAATAAACTCGCTAATGATACTGGTTGTTTTTCTTCTGTCATTTATTTTTCCTATAAAAGAGGGAGGGTTGCCCCTCCCTGTTAAATTATTTATGTTACAGTTGGCCCAAGGAAAATCATATCTATTTCGTCTGTTGCATCAACTGATGTTGGTAATGCGTGGAAAGTTGTTTCCAAGCTAACTATGTCGTCTATTGAGTGTGTTGGCACTTCAAGATGACAACTATCTAAGTTCATTGTAAGTGTTGGTGAATTACCAGTTCCACCAATAACAAATGTTAAATCAAAGTCATTAGTTATAACGCTTGTAGATTCAATAATATCTTCAAATAAATCTGCACTTGAAGCTCCACTAGCAGGAGTGTTAAGATAACAAGTAAAGTTACCTGTTACTGAACGAGTTCCTGTAACGTGACCCAAAGGCTGATTAATTATACCTAATGTCTCTGGTGTCAAATAAGTCATGTTATTTGATATAGTAATATTTCCACCTGTTAAAGTTAAAGTATAAGCAGTTGTAATACTACCTGCAGCTGTAGCTGTGACTGTTAAATCTGTTAATCTATTTCTGATAAAGTTATTTGTATCTGCAGCTGCTGTACCTTCATAGATACTAGCTGTAGACATAGAACTTTCTTCAGTAATGATTGAACCAAATCCTGACCAGTTTGCAGTAGCAATTCCATCAATATCAAAATCAATTGAAACTTCATTTACTACACAGTCTGTAATTTTATAAATGGTTGGATTTGATTTTCCACTTCCCATTTCAAATTCTAATGTGAAAGTATCTAGTGCTACTTTATTTGAATTACTAAAATTCAAGGTCATGTTTGAGCCGCCAGGTGTTAAAGCATCTCCTGATTGTCCAGGTGCTGCTCCTGCTGCTAATGCATTCCATAAAGCCTCTTCAACTGCATGATGCTCTGCTGCTGCGTGTTCTCCGCCTGAGCCTGCACCGCCTGATTTAAAAGGTCTAATATAAGTTGACATTGACCATTCTGCTGGAGCGTATGAATCAGTAAACATTTGTCTAGCTCTTCTACTAACTCCGGCTGAGGTTGCCATTTCATTCAGAGTAATCTCTGAAGTGTTTGTCGCCTGAGAAAAACTAAATCCATCTAATACTGGAATCTTATAGATTGCTCCAGAAGTCGTCGTAAGATGAACTAAGGTATCTCGACTATAATAAAATGTATCTGCCATTACATTCTCCTATTTTTGCTTTGAAAAGGGTCAGCTAGAGTTTTCTCTGCGTTTTCCGTTTTCATTAATATTGGACGGTGCATATTATCTCACCAATTCCAAATGGTTCCATAACTCCTTCGTCTGTGTCGATAGAGTTTATCGTTGTTTGTATTGTTGTTGTAGAAACTCCTAATCCAGTTGTATATGTTATTGGATTATTATCTTCTATTACTGTTTCTACATCTTCCATTAATTCTTCGAGTGCTAGTACAGCATCATCTTCTTTCACATAACATCTAAAAGTAAGACTTAAAAATCTAAATTTATCTCCTTGTCCAAGATACTCTCTTGTTTCTGCTCCTGAGTTTACATGAACTGAGGGAAAATCTGTTACTTCGTCCCAAAATTTAAGTCTTGGTTCTGCACTTGCTACTGTTGTTCTAAACTTTCCTGTTCCGTCAACTTCGAGTAGTTTTTCTACGTAAGCATTTACAATGGCACTTCTTCGTGTTGTAAAATCTCTATTTGCCATTATACTCTCCTAGTTCTTACAAATTTTTGTCCTACCATTTGCTGTGCGATTTCTCTAACTGTTGAACCAATAATTCTACGTGGGTCTCTTTGAACACTTCCTTGTTTATTTCCTGGTTCAAAAGTTTCATACGGGTCTCTTTGATAAGTGTACTGTATTTCAGTACCTCCTCTTGGACCTATCATTACATTTGTAACTTCAGCACTATTTGCAAATCTACCTGTTCTAAATTGTAAAGCTGGTGGGTGCATTTTTGCTGCTACAGCTTCTGGAAGAACATTATTTATTAATTCTTTTAACTCTATACCAACTTTTGGTGTTAGTTTTTGTTTTGCTTTTTCCCTTGCTCCTGCAACTGAACCAAAACGTTTATGAGTAGTTCTAAAAGATTTTTTTCCTCTTTTTGCTTTTGTTTTTGAACTTTTTGTTCCTATAACTTTTTGTCCTTCTGCTAAAAGTTTTTTATTTACTTTTAGTCTCATGTCTGGATTTATATTATGTTTAAAATTTAATAAACCACCAATAATATTTGCTTTTACTAATTTATCTATTTGGTCTCTAGTGTCAGGACTTGCTGACCATAAATTTAAAAACTTTTTTGCACCTATTCCTTTACCAAAATTCTTTTTACCTTTTTTCATTCTCATGAAAATTTCAGTAGCCATTTTGCCGTCTGCTTCTTCTAAAAATTCTATTGCGTGTTCTTTAATAGCTTCATCATACTCGGCTCTATTATCTGCAGCTAATTTAGTATCTAATACTCCCTGCATTAATATTGATTTTTTAAACTGTCCTTTTGATATAACACTATGTAAATCAGTATCATAATCAAATAATTCTTTATAGAATTCTATAATAGTGCCAAAAACCTCTATATAACTACTCATGCCTTCTTTAGTTGACTCTCCTATGGCTTTTGCTATTGCTTGGTCAACATTTGTTCCCTGTGCACCTTTCATTCTATCGCCCTGTCGAAGACCCTCTTTTATTTCATTTATTGAGGTTTTTCTAAATAATTGACTATCAAATTGTCCTGTACCTGTTTTTCCGTGAACATATTCTATAGCTACTTCTTCTAAGTGTTCTTTCATTAATTGTTTAATCTTTGCAACTGAACTTTTTTCTATGTTTCCTGTTTTATTTACTCTACGTTTAAAAGCAAATGTCCACATAGTATCACTAATTCTAGTTCCCTTTATTAATTGATAATGAGCACGACCGGTTTCTCCTGATGGCAATCCTTGTTTAACTTTATCGCCTATCTTTTTCCAGTCTCCTGTTAAAGGAATTTCACTCATTTGACTTAGTTCAGTAGACTTATCCATTTGTTTCTCTAGCTTTTTTTGTAGTATTTTTTTATATGTATCTCTTTTTACTTTTACTGTAACATAGTCAAAATATTGTCCACCTAATCTACCTGCGACATTATCTTTTATTTCTTGAACTAATTTAGCTCTAAAAGGTGCTGACATTAAATTATTACTCTATACAAATCAAGCACTCTTTTTATGTGGTCAGGAAAATCAGTATTATCTCTAACACTTGTAGTTCCTTGATTCTGTAAAGTAGCACCTGCAATTGTTCTTCTTTCTTTGTGTTCATCTTTCAGATAGTAAGTAACTAAATCAAAAAGTGCTAATTTTAAATCACTAGGTGTTGCGCTATATCCTGCAGTATAAGTAACTTTCACACTTGCTACTCCTTGTGCAAATGACTTCTTTCTTCCATTATTATCAGTACGAACTATAGCATCTGAGCTAGTATCTACATAATATTCATAGTCTGAAGTTGAAAGTGTTTCATATGCATCTGCATACGTTGTTCTTTCTTGAACACTTGAAACTGCTACAAGCGGACTTTCGCTTACTATTATAGTGCTAGTAAAGGCATCATGAATAGAAAATTCTTCTGTTTTACTACTACTATAAAAGTCGATAAATGAAGTACCGCAATATTTTTTGGCTAAATCACTAACTTGTGGTACAATAACATCTAGTCGTGGGTCGTCCTTCTGATTAAGAATCCCTTCTGCATTTTTATATTCTTGTACTGTTATTAAATTCGCCATAGTAAAAGTGAGGGGATAGGCTCCCCTCAGGCCTTGCTTATCTATTAACTAGATTTGTAAGTTCTTGCATGAACGGTTGTTGCACCATCAATTAAGTCAGTGAAACCAAGTCTTTGTGAAGCCACAAGGACTCTTCTTTGGTTTGCTACTTCGTAGTCTGACTCAATAGTAACACCTCTTAATCTTGGCATTACATAGTTTCTTGGGTATATTGCTACAGCATGAACTTTACTTACTGCAGGTGTTGCGAATTCGTCACAAACGAGAATTCTTGAACCGAACACTTGTCCGATTTCACCTGATAGCTTAGTAGCCATGTCGCCAACTAGGTTAGCATCTTGGAACTCAGCATCGCTTAGTAAGTTGAAATACTCTTTTTGGTTTACAATGTAAAGTACTTCAGCTGGGTTAATACCATATTTACCCATGTTCTTTCTCATATCAAGTAAGTTAGCTGCAGTTAAAGATTCACTTGCAAATGCTACAGTAGATGCAGTTACGTGTGTACCTGAACTGTCATCTTGAGCAGCTTTTTGAATTAAACCTTCAAAAGAACCTGATGAGAATACACCGTTAGCTGAGTTGTTACCAGCTAAGATAGCATTTTCAATAGCTCTTGCATGAGACCTTACCATTGATTCTCTGATGAGAGGTAAGATAGGCATGATTGCATCTTCTTCTGTTTCATTACCTAAGAATGATTGAGAAATCAGTTTAACAGTAGAAAGAGTTCTTTCTGTTAAATCAATACCACCTGCTGAACCAGGGTTGTATGCATCACCTCTTTCAGCTAAGTTACCATGTGGTGAAGAACCACTGGCAGTTTGGCTAGATGTGAATTCAGCATAACCTGCATCTGGTAAGATTGGAATGATTTGATTCGCAGAAGTCATAGTAATTTCTCTAAATAGAGGAGCTAATACTAACTCATTCTGAATATCTCTTTCAATGTTTGTTGACACAACTTGTTCAAAGTCTGCAGAAGATACACCAACACCTGAATGTGCGTTGACTTTCTCCATAACACTTTTACCGTAGTCTGTATCAAATCCTTTACCTGTTGCTAATCCTAAGAATTTTGCATCAAGAACATCATTTTCAAAGTCTTTTTTCCAGTTGCCATTACCTCTGTCTGTGAACATTCTTTTTGACTCACGAATATTCATGATTTCTTCAGACTTCTCAGATAACTGAGATTCAAGTTCTTTTACAACTTTCTCTAAATCTTCATGCTTTTCGTTAACTCTTGTCTCAACATCTGACATTAGCTTTTCAGCACCAGTTAGTCCTGCTTGGACTATAGTTTTTTGCTCTTCCTGTTTTGCTTCCTCTTGGGCTTTTTGAACTTCAGCTTCTTTAGCAGCCTTTTCAGCAGCTTCTTCTGCAGCCTTCTGTTCAGCAGCCTTTTGTTCAGCTTGCTTCATAGCATAAGAAGCAACAGCTTTTTCAGCTGCTTCTTTAGCATATGACTCAATGTCGAACTCAGGTTTGCTCTCAGGAGATTGTTTTATTTCTGACATATTTGTCTCCATTTCTTTGGCTTGCGCCTGACTTGGCTGCTCAACTTCAACAGCGTCTGCTGAATCGTTTAAGTTAGCCGTATAAAAAGTTTGCTTATACTTATTGTAGTCTTCCATACTATCAAATGATTTTGCTAGTCCAAAAGTTGCGTTTTGGTTGCATGGCACTGATACTACAGATACTTCAAAAAGCTCTGCGTCCTTTATTTTATATCCGTCGGTTTCTGTCATATAATCAGCGTCCTTGACTTTGAAACCAACAGAAAAAGCCCCAAGGACACCGTCTTTAATTAATTGTGTTACTTCTCCTGCAGCTTTTGATATCTTTGCAGATATTTCTAAGCCATTTTCAGTAACTTGTAAATCTTTTGCTCTACCAATAGGTTTGTTATAATCGTGATTGAACAAAATTATAGGATTACCTTTATAGTTATCTAATCCTCCTTTTGTCCATGCATCTGCATTGATTATATCACCTGCTCTATCGAGTGCATTAGTACTAGCCGAGCCTTTTATATCCACTCCGCCGTCTTCGTTTTCGCCGAGTGTTTTAAAAGTACTAGTCCAATGATAAATTTTATTTGCCATCTTTTTTCTCTACTTTAGCTTTTGCTACTGTCTTTTTAGGTGCAGGAGCAGGTTTTGGTGCTTCATACAATTCTGGATACGCTACCTTTAACATGCCTTCCATTCTTGCCCATGAGCCACCAAATATTCTTTTAACCATAACACTTCTAATTGGAGTGTCAGTTTCAGCATTATATTCAGCTAGTGTAAGAACTTTTCCTTTCTTTGCCATATAGTCTGCTATCTGTTTTAAAGCCATTGATTTCTTTGTCATATTATTCCTCTTCTACAGGCGGTCTTCCACCTTCTTCAGGATTTGCTGCTGAACCTGCTATATTTGCAGGTACTCTTGGCTCATCAAATCCTTCTACTGGTTCTTTGCCTAATGCTTCTCTTGCTTCATTTGGACTCATTATTCCTGTATTTACAAGTGTAGCATAGTAAGCTGCTTGGTCTCTTAATTCAGGTTGTAGTGCAGGAATACCTGTAACATCTTCAACCATTCCGAATCCAAAAAATCTTTCTAGTGCTGTTCCTAACTTTCTTACGATAGGTAGTATAGTTTCTAAATAGTATAATCTATGGTTAGGTCTTATATTTGCATTGTTGCCACCGTCCATAAGTACTGGAGGTATTCCCATAGCTTCTAATACAATTTTTTCATTTGCTTTGAT